GGTTTCGCCACAAGCAAGGACAGACTTGTATACCTTGAAGGTGTGGCTAGACAACGTGATATGCAAGACGCAGTTCACTTCCTACAGCGAGTGCGTAGGTTGTCTGCTGTTGACACATATCTCTCAAGCTTTGTGGAAGGTATCCACAATTTTGTAAAACAAGATGGTAAGCTGCACGTCAGCTTGCTACAACATAGGACTGCTACTGGCAGATTGTCAGGAGCTAATCCTAACATGCAGAATATGCCTCGTGGGGGTACGTTCCCAGTCAAGCGAGTGTTCAAGTCACGATGGGATGGCGGCAAGATAATTGAAGCTGACTTTGCTCAATTGGAATTTCGAGTTGCTGCGTTTTTATCCCAAGACAAGACCGCTATTGACGAGGTAACTACTGGCTTTGATGTGCATAGTTATACAGCCAAAGTTATAACTGATGCAGGTCAGAGGATCAGCCGACAAGATGCGAAGTCACATACATTCGCACCTTTGTATGGTGCTAGTGGTTTTGGACGTACTCCTGCGGAAGCCGCATACTATGAGCAGTTTACCAAAAAGTATTCTGGCATAGCTAAGTGGCACAAAGAATTGGCACGTGAAGCATTGGGTACAGGTAAGATACGAACACCATCAGGACGTGAGTTCTCATTTCCAGATGTGGTACGTAGATCAAATGGTAGTGTGACATATTTCACACAGATCAAAAACTTCCCTGTGCAATCCTTTGCCACTGCTGACATCGTACCTATATCACTCATATACATTGACAAGATGTTAGGTATAAACCAAATGCAATCATGCATAGTCAATACAGTACACGATTCTATTGTTATTGATGTGCATCCCAACGAGAAGGAGAAAGTATTACGTGTGATAAAAGCTGCCAACGATTCACTGATTAGTATAGTAAATCGTAAGTGGAATATTGACTTCAACTTACCATTATTATTAGAAGCAAAAATTGGTGATAATTGGCTTGACACGGTAGACGTGTCGTGATATAACTAAGATTCGTTTTAACAGAAAAGGAGAACAAATGAACCAAGTAACAATTAACACAGGAAACTTTAACGCAATGGCTGAAGCAATGGGCATGAATGTAGATACTCAACAGAAGTCTCAGGCAAGTACGCTTGCTCGACTACGCATCAACCATTCACCTATCATGGGTGAAGAAACCATCAATGGTAAAAAGGTTAAAGTGGAAGTTGTGTCTGGTGGTACATACAAGTTGGAGATACCAGATGGTCCGACTTATTATGCTACCTCTGCTACTATACGTCCATACCTACAACGCTTTATGTACAAGCGATTTGTAAAAGGTAGTGACACTACACCTAATCGTTACATCAAAACTTTGATGGCTAATGATTTAAACAATGACATGAAGGACAACGATGGTGGGTTTAACTGTGGTAAACCTGCAGGATACATCGAAGACTTTAAGGCGTTGCCTGAGAAGACACAAGATTTGATTCGTCAGATCAAACGTGTTCGTGTATTGTTTGGTACAGTGCAGTTACACAATATTGTGGATGACCAAGGTAAGTCTGTGGAACTATCACCACAAGCATTTATCTATGAGATTGAAAACCGTGATGCATTTAAAATTGCAGGTACAATCTTCAACAAGCTAGGTAAGATGCGTAGGCTACCTGTGCAGCACAATATAGAGGCAACCACAGAGGAACGATCATTACCAAATGGTAACGTGTTCTACTTGCCTACACTTACACTTGACTTAGGTGAGACACTTGAGGTGGGTGACGGTGAGCAAGAAACCTTTGCTAATTTCATGGCGTGGATTGAGAACTACAATGAGTATATCAAAAGCGCATGGAATGACAACGCCTACAAGAACGATGATACCGATACTGATACGGTAGAAGAGTTCGTAGACATTGACGCAGAGGACTTTGTGTAATGTACCATCGTGCTGAACTGGCTATACATCAGTATCTTGAGGACGCTGCTAATGGTAACTCCACTATGTCAGATGAAACTATCGACACTGTGGCACGTGAAGTAGCTGAAGCACTCAAGCGTCAGTTCGGTAGCGGTAATAAACGTGGCGAGTTCAGGTTAAGGATGTCCAACATTGGGCGTCCTACTTGCCAACTCTGGTTTGATAAGAACAAGCCTGAGACAGCATTACCAAAGCCGACTACGTTTGTGATGAACATGATGATAGGAGACATAGTTGAATCTGTTTTTAAAGCTATTCTTAAAGAGTCTAATGTGGCTTTTGAAGACACTGATAAAGTTAGCCTTCCAGTGGGAGATAGTAATGATACTAACGTTTCTGGTAGTTATGATCTTGTTATAGATGGGGCAGTTGATGACGTTAAGTCAGCATCTGACTGGTCTTACCGCAATAAGTTTGAGTCATTTGACAAACTAAAGTCTGGTGATTCGTTTGGATATGTCGGGCAGTTAGCAGGTTACGCAAAAGCCTCTGGTAAAAAAGCAGGTGGTTGGTGGGTAGTCAACAAAGCTAACGGTGGTATTAAATACGTACCTGCTGACAACCTTGACATGGAAGCTGAGTTAGAAAAGATTAAGCAAACTGTGGAGACAGTCAATGCTAACGAGTTCAAACGATGCTTCTCACCTGTACCTGAGTTCTTTAGGCGTAAGCCTACAGGTAACATGGTGTTAAATGATGCCTGTAAGTTCTGTGACTACAGGCGTGAGTGTTGGCCTACGTTGAAGGAAGAACCTTCACGTGTATCAGAGGCCAAAGACCCTAAGATAGTGGCATATATTGAGGAGTAAAACTATGATAGGTGAAGCAGAAATTCAAGAGTTACAGGATAACATCAAAGAGATGGAACGAGAACTCTTGGAAAAGAAGAAAGCTTTACGAGAAGCTAAATATGCAGGGCTACGTACAGCAATGCAAGCTCGTAAAGATGCAGACGAAGCCATACGTCAAGAACTAAAAGATCTTGGTGTACAGCCAACGTCCTTTGGTGCGCCTTTCCATTACCACTGGAAATTCTAGTGAATGGTAAGCAGTTTAAGGCTGCACTAAAACATGGGTATAGGAGTGGGCTAGAAATAAAAGTCAAAGACTACTTGAAAGAACACAAAATAAAATTCAAGTACGAAGCCATCAAGATTGAATGGGAAGACTTAATGTACCGCACCTATACTCCTGACTTTATATTGCAGAACGGCATCATCATAGAGGTGAAAGGAAGATTTACATCAGATGATAGACGTAAGCACGTAGCTATAAAAAAGCAACACCCAAACTTAGACATACGTTTTGTGTTTGAGAACAGCAGACGTAAGCTAAGTAAGGGTGCTAGAAATTCTTATGCTACATGGTGTGAAAGAAATAATTTCTTGTATGCAGATAGGGTTGTTCCAGAAGATTGGTTGAGTGAAAAAGGTAAGGACACTCACCCAGATTTAATAGAGTTTCCTTACGAAAAAGTAAAAAGGAGATGACATGGAAGAGGATCAAACCTTTATTAGTTTTGAACCAAATGATTTTATAATACGTATCTCACCTGTAATGGAGAGTGGCGAATGGACTGGTGATATAAACGTGGGTCAGGTAACTACTAATGAAAATAGTTTGTGTGATAGAGACTATTCACAGTTGAGTATATTGACAGAGATGATGATATGTGCTATTCAATTAATTGAAAAAGATGAATCAGTTAGAAAAGAACTTTTTAAACTGGCAGAAGAATCACATAATGACAATAGACCTAGAGTGGTAACAGAGCGTGATGGCAATGTTATAAAAGTAAACTTTTAGAAAGGAGTACACAATGGCAGATATAATAGATACATTAACATTTGGAGAGACAACAATCACACTGGACGATCCAGTTAATAGTCCTAAACATTACAACCAAGCAGGTATTGAATGTATTGATGCTATTCATGCCGCTACTGATGAAGGTTTCGAGCACTACCTACAGGGTAATATTATGAAGTACGTATGGAGATACAAGTACAAGAATGGATCAGAGGACTTGAAGAAAGCCCAATGGTATTTGAACAAACTGATAGAGGTGGTTGATGATAGTTAAGGTATTTCTTACATTAGAGATTGACGAAGAAGAGTACCCTGTTCCTGTGGACGGTTTCATTGACCCCGAAATAGAGGACACGTTACAAGATTACATTCACGATGTGGATGGTATTAAGATTAGAAACATGAAAATAATTACACAGGAGTAGGCATGAACAATTATTTACCAACAGACTACCAAGCATTTATACATACCTCTCGTTATGCTAGGTGGTTAGAGAAAGAACAAAGACGAGAGAGTTGGAGCGAGACAGTAGAACGTTATATGGATAATGTTGTACGTAAGATTGCAGGTGACGATAGTTATATAAATCAAATACGTGATGCTATACTTAGCTTAGACGTAATGCCTAGCATGAGAGCAATGATGACAGCAGGTGCAGCAGCAGACCGTGATAACATTTGTATGTACAACTGTTCATACCTTCACGTAGATCATCCCCACGCCTTTGATGAAGCAATGTTCATTCTCTTGTGTGGCACTGGCGTTGGTTTCAGCGTAGAGCGTCAGTTCATTAGCAAGCTTCCCGAAGTGCCTGAACTGTTCAATAGTGATACTACCATTGTGGTAAAGGACAGCAAGGAAGGGTGGGCTAAGTCTTATCGTCAATTGTTGGCTCTTCTATGGGCAGGTGAGATTCCACAGTGGGATGTTAGTAGGGTACGTCCTGCAGGTTCTAGACTAAAAACATTTGGTGGCAGAGCTAGTGGACCTGCACCGTTGGTTGATCTGTTTAACTTTACGGTAGCAACATTTAAAAATGCACAAGGCAGACAGCTTACGTCATTAGAGTGTCACGACATTATGTGTTTTATAGGACAGATAGTTGTTGTAGGTGGTGTCAGACGTAGTGCCATGATTAGTTTGTCTAACCTTAGTGATGATCGTATGCGTCATGCTAAGTCAGGACAGTGGTGGAACGAAGCTGCACACAGGGCGTTAGCTAATAACAGTGTGTCATATACAGAAAAGCCAGATTCAGAAACGTTTATGCGTGAATGGTTGGCATTAGTAGAAAGTAAATCAGGTGAGAGGGGGATATTTAATCGTGAAGCATCTAAGAAACAAGCTGCAAAATATGGTAGGCGTGATCCTGAACACGAGTTCGGTACTAATCCTTGTTCCGAAATCATATTACGATCAGGTCAAGTCTGCAATCTTACTGAGGTGGTTGTACGTGCAACTGACAGTCTGGAAGATTTGGAACGTAAAGTACGACTGGCTACAATTCTTGGAACTATACAGTCTACATACACCAAGTTCCCATATCTGCGAAAGGTGTGGCAGCGAAATACAGAAGAGGAGCGTCTGCTCGGTGTGTCACTCACAGGGGTAATGGACAATCCATTAATGACAACAAAGAACAAAGGATTGGATAAGACACTTGAACACTTACGTAAAGTTGCAGTTACTACTAACGCTCTTTGGGCTGACCGTCTTGGCATTAATCATAGCACAGCTATTTCTTGCAACAAACCTAGCGGAACTGTATCACAACTCGTTGACTCAGCCAGTGGGATACATGCACGTCATAACGACTATTACATTAGAACCGTTAGAGGAGATAACAATGACCCTCTTACAACCATGATGAAAGACCAAGGTATACCTGCTGAACCATGTGTGTTTAATCCTGACACTACTACAGTGTTTAGCTTTCCAATGAAAGCACCACACAAAGCTGTTACTCGTAATGATAT